AGGTTCGGGGTCTCTGATTCACCTTGCCATGTGACTTTCGCCATTTCATTCTCCTTAAAAAGAGAGGGGAAAGGTGGAGGTTATCCTCTCCCCCAGTTAGCGTCAGGCCACAGGTTTGATGAACCCAACAGCAATGTAGGCATCCCCGACAGTTGCGCCGCCAGAGATACCCGCCCAGATGTCAGTGTCCGCCGCAAGTGGCAGAGTCAGAGACGCGGCCGGAAATACCAACTCGCTTCCGGCCGCCTCAGCCATCGTACCCTGAACCTGCGAACCACCACTAGCGGTTCCAAGTGCCAGCACCGGAGTACCCCCGGAGATAGCTGTCTGTACTCGGGAGAAGATCCCGGTGATGATTGATCCTGCTGGAACAGTACCAATCTTCACGTTGACGGCCGCGCCAGAAGCAAGTGCTGTGATACGACCGGCGATATACTGCGAAACCTCATAGCCAAAGTCTCGCGCTGGCACGCCTTGATTAAGTGAGGTTACCATTTTGATGCTCCTTTCCTGGCCTTAGTCGCTCGCCGACGCGAAGAAGCCAGTGGCAACGCCCCACTGCTTCAAGATGGTCCCGGTGTTGGGATGCTTTTTGAACATCTTTGCCACACCATAGGCCATGTCGATGCCAGTGCCAGTGATGAAGCCATAGTCGTCCTCTTTACGGAACGTAGGCTTTGGCATCTGGCCCCACCCGAACACCACGGCCTGTTGGCCGCAGAGGAACACTGGCTCGACCCGCGCCGAAGCAGCACCCGCGGTAAGTAACGAAGTCCACACGTTCGTTACAAAGCTCGAGATCTCCGGCACTAACCTCGCGATCACACCGTCATAGATCTGATCGCCATCTTGGAAGATGGGATTGCGGAGACCCGCCTGCTCGCGGGGCCGTGCGTCCTTGTTGATTAACTCCAGAGAAGACTTGAGGTCTCTGAAGGTGTTGGTGCCCGCGAAGCACACGTAGTGCTCGTACCCATCCTCAGTTCGATAAGGCCGAATGCGAGGATTCGCATTCATCGCAACCCGCTTCAACAGACTGAGATTGGTCGCAGTGAACTTGTCGTTAGTAGTGTCCACGTTCAACAGTGAGTTGGCGTGGTCGGTCGCCACCGCTGAGTTGACGCGGTTGGCAGTAGTGGCACCGAACAGCACTCGATCACCGTTATCCTGCTGCCACTGACCACGCTGAGTAGCTGTAGCCAGATCGTATTGGATACCGTTGACCCTGACTCCACCCGAGGAAGTTGGAAGGGTCTCCGTCGGGAGTGCCATCAGCGCGGCGATGATCTCATCCCGCTGAAGTTCCTTGCCCCAATCACTGAGCAGGGGTTTCGCCTCGCCGAAGATATCCGCCGAGTCCTTTTGAACCTCGGCCTTCGTCGAGACAACTGCGTTGCGCGCCCACTCTATTCGCAGACGCATTCCGTAGTTGTCGATCTTCTCTTCGTTCCCCACGAGGGTCTGTGTGGCGACCCCCTGACCCGTGAGTCGAGTCACTATGGGGATGTTCATGTCCTCGCCACCGGCCTTCAACTCATTTCGAAGGCGGATGATAGAGGTCAGGCTCTCACCCATGTAGGGCGAGAACATATTCTCGCGAACAAACTCCCGCGCGATCTCCTGTATAAAGCGGATGAGTTTGTTGTTGGTCTCAATGGTTGTCACAGCCATAGCTGCAACCCCTTCCTAACTTGATCGGTATAATACGGAAACCGTATCGTACCGATCTAACGCTTCGGACCCATTGCGTAGGCCCACAAGCTAGGATCGCTCAAGTCCCCCGTAAACTCGCCGTTTCCAGCGGCCGCGGTGACTTTGGAGAGCGATGGCGGAATGCTTACTGTTCCGGGTCGAGTGGCAGCACCTCCGCGGATCTTTTCAAGCACAGTGGCCTGGAACTTAGGGTCAGCCATCCGTGCCTCGAGTTGTTGCTCAAACCAAGCGTTTGGATCATCACCTACAGCAGCATAGACGTTTTGGCGTCTGTACCACTGCACCGCCGCGTCATAGCGGTTCGGCGACTGTACCACTCGCTCATAATCCGCGACATCGAGAGTCTGTTCTTCACGGGCCTTCAAGAAAGCCTCTTCCGCCTTATCAACCTCCTCTGCGCCATGCACAGCCGAGGCGATCATCTTGCTATTATACATCGACACCTTATGCTGCTCTTCAGCATAGGGCGCCAATGTCCGCAAGATCATCTCCTGAGTAGCCTGATCCGGGTTCTGAAAGAAGTCTGGCTTCTGCTGAGGCTGCTGCGCCTGTAGATGCGCCGCGACCCTCTGAAGATGCCCTTCGAGTTCCCGTATCCGCTCCTCTGCTGCACGTCGCGCGTCGGACTCCTCCTTCAATCTCCACGAAGGAATACCCACCCCCTCCGGAGGCTGGGGTGGTTGGCCCAAGGGAAGTTCCCCTTGAACCGGCGCGGCTGGTGCCGCTGAAGGTGGAGTTGGCTCTGGTGCCACCGGAAGCGGTGGTGCCACAGCCTGGCTGAACAGCTCCTGTGAAGTAGGCTGCTCGATTGGTCTTTCGTCTGCCATTTTACCTTCCCTTCCACAGTATCGTTGTGGCTACGTAGTCGAGGTTTCGCCCTCGACGAGCGCTGCACCTTTGTCGTTGGTGCCTACGAACCGCCAAAGGCGGAGTCCTACTAACCCTTGTAACCACCGGGTCTGAGATGTGCGAGCGTCTGCGCGAGTCGAGCGCGGCGACCAATCGTGCCGCCCTTCTTCGCCGCCGCAGAAAGTTTACTCGCTGGTATCTTCTGGCCCTGTGGTACCCCAAGCTGCCGATGAAGCGCTCCAGGATGCTTGATAGCGCCTTGGATCCACTTGTCAGCCATCTTACATTCTCCACCAATCAGGGGGTAACATATTCCTTGGAAGTTCGTATCGACGCTCTGGCATCTGCCCCCACGGATAGCCAACTGGCGATGGTATCTCCAATCCTCCGGCCCACGGTAACACCGGAAGTCCGGGCGGATACGCGCTCGCAGGAAACATCGACCTTGGCGAGCGGAGCGCATTTGCTATATCTTCGGCTCGCCATCTCTGACTTTCCATAAGCGATTTCGAGGCAAGAGGATTTTCGCCAAGAAACCTCAGCGTGTCCTCCGCTCTAGATCGCAGATCTGCGAGGGTCTCCTTAGGCATCACCGTCTCCGGTAATCTCCCGGTCGCAAGTTATCTATCCCGCCGCGCCTCTTGGGCGCAATTTTCGCGCCGCTTCGCCGCGCCACGTCGAGCGCGATCGCGACGGCCTGTTTCTGTGGTTTTCCGTGGGCGATCTCCGTCCGAATGTTCGAGGAGATCGTCTCCCGCGACTTACCTGCCTTCAGTGGCATTTCTTCTCCTCCGAGCTATCTGCTGCATCTCCCGAACCAGAGAGGCCATATCGGCATCAGTCATTAGACTCGATCCACTAACATTCTGTCGCGCTGGTGTGGGTGGTGGCTCCGCAGGTCCAAGTAATCTATCGAGGACTCTATTTTGTTCTTCTGCCGGTAGAGATCGAATATTCTCGTAGACATCTGGAGTTGAACTAGCTTGAGTTTGTTGTTCCCACGGAGCTTTCACATGATAAGGCTGCGGTTGCACTCCAGGTAATCTCATGGTAACATCACCAGCAGTCTCTCGACGCGCCCCGCCTATCCTAAATCCGCTTATAGTCTCAGCCTGTGGATAAACCCTCTTGATCTCCCGTAGAAATGATCGTATCTCTGTCGGACCTAACGTATTATAGAATTGTGGATTACTCGCTGGTCCTGCTTGTTCTACAGGATTCATATACCCCATCCAGTCCACATAAACATCCTTAGTTTTAGGATCGAAGAAGGTACTGAGATCAAACGGCTCTACTCCCGGTTTATCACTATGTACCTTAAAATCCTCTGTATACATATAACCCTTCTTCGGAACTCGTCTCAGAGACAACGCACCGAGTGCCCCCTCGGGTATAGACGACGCTCCCATTCCCATTGCTGCCCCGAGATACGGAGCATAATTGATCGGTTCGCCCTGCCGTGCGGCCTGTGCTCCCTCGATCAAGTTCCTTGCCTGCTCTGGCAGCCCCAACACCATACTCTTTACCGCATTATAGGGAAGCATCAGCGGATTAAACATAACTGGTTGCGCTTCACTTCGAAGCGCATCCGAGCGCGCGGCCGCAAGCCCGTTTTGCCGCCGTCGCATATCTTCAATTTCGGCCGGACTAAGATCCGCTAGGCCGTTGGGCACCGCTCTGCTCCCTTAACCGCATAGCCTGTTGATGCTTCTCCTCCGCTTGGCGCGTTTGAAGTGCGCCCTTGATGGCAGTATTCACTAAATCCAGATGCGATTTGACCTGGTTACTGCGCAGTTTCATAAACTCCGTGCGCGCGTCCATCGCAGCCTTGTTTTGCTCGGCCCCGACCTTCACAGCGCCTTCGGCCATCTTCATCTGGTGCTGTTGCTGTGCCTGCGCCGCATCCATCTGCCGCTCTACGATACCGTGCGCGCCGCCCTGTGCAGTCTCCTGCGCTCGCGCCACGTTCCACGCAGTCTCAGACTTGGTTTTGTCGATCTTGGCTGCCTCGCCCTGTAGTGCAACCGCCTTGGCCTGCTCCGCAAGCGGATCTTTCTGTGACAGAATGTTCAACAACTTCCGTTTCACGGTGCTCTGCAACGGTGCCAGCTCAAGCAAGACTTGCGGAGGAATGTTCGCCCCTTGCGCAGTAAGCGCCACGAGCGTATCGTAGGCATCGGCCATCATGTTCACTTCGTCCGGTCCCTCATCCAGCACAAAGTTTACATCAAGCTGCCCGACCATATTAACCAGTCTCGGAAATCCAGTGCGCGGGTCGATCCCGACCCCATTTAACTGTATGATTTGGGGCAGTCCCTCTGCATCAATGACCCTGATCCAGCGTTCCGCGGTCCAGTACCTCTGCACCGCGCACCAGATCGAGCGGTACAACCGCAACTTCCAGTTCTTCACGTTTATCACAAAGGGTCCAAGTTCGGCGATCCCCGCCTGCTGAAGCAGGTTTATCGCCCGCCCTGACTTGTATTCTAGGCCCTGTCCGATCAGAGCCGGGCTGGGACCAAAGTTTTCGATCTCATTTTTGGCGTCCTCGAGAAACTTGAGCTGGCCTTCGACGTTCGCGATCCGAGCCTGATCGTCGAACTCCATCTCAAAGCCCTTATTGTAGATCACCACTCCGTCCGGACGTACAGCCTCGCGCCGGGCAACTTCGATATCTGCGAATGCGCCGTCCTCGGCCTTGATCCGGCGCGAATTTAACTCGTGGAGGCCCTTTGAGCGCCGCTGATTGATTTCGTCCTGCGAAGATCGCAAGTTTCTCACAAAACCATAGCGGTCCCCATCGTGGTCTACGAACGCCGAAAACATAATATACTTACATATTGGTTGACCCTTGGCATCAAAGAAGTAACTTTGTCCCTCCCTCAGTTTAGCCGAGCCCGTGAACAGTGCCCAGCACCATCCACCCTTATGCTTGTACCAAATATCCACTACCCTGACCCGCTTGAAATCCGGGCTAACATCGAACCAGCGTCGCTCTCGATCGGGCTCCGTACTAAGCTCCGACCCACTCTCCATCATACTATCAATTTCATTGGCCTTGTCCGGCACCATAGTCTTCAAATCGTCCGCGTCGAGCCACTTTCCCTGGCCCATGTACCTCGCATCCTCGAAATCGTGCCTGAACGACCGGGGATCGTAGAAGAAACTATCACTATCTACCAGTCCAAATCCAATATCTGGATCTCCCTGATCGCCCCGCGTCAGCATCAGTTCGACCCCGCCAATCCCGTCCACCGCTGCGTTCTCAATCGCAAAGGGAAACCGTGACTCTCGAAGCTCTGACTCGACAACATACCTAACTACTGCTGTCGCCAGCTCCGCTCCGGTCTCGTCGGTCATCCGAGCGTTGCGCGGAAACCCTTTCGGATCTTGTTTCAGTCGCTCAAGCAGACCCACGATAGAGTCGATCTTACGCCCGATCCTATTGTAGGTCACCACTGGTTGTCTGCGCTTGTTGAATATCTCCACCTGACCAGTGGTCCACTGTGCCCCGTGCCGATAGCACCGCGAATTCTTCTGCTCGTCAATCTCCTCCCTCTTTGATCCTACATAGTCCATATACGCCCGCTTGCACTTTGCGAGCGTCCAGTACGCGCTGCCCTCGTCCTCGCCATCAGTAGTCCTGCGATCGGGAACCGCGACCGGGCCAGTGGCAGGAGTCTGACTGGCGTATCCAGAGGCTATGTTTATCGCCATCCCCTTCGTCCTATAACAAGTTTATCTTGCCGTGTTTTCGAGGCGCGAATGCCGTAATCCGAGTCCATCTGACGCCCGATAGGATAATTATACACGAACACCCTCAAAAAGGCGCCAGCTCCGATGGCCTGGCCAGAACCAGTCGCGCTCGCAACAGCACCGATAATCATGGTGCCAGTTGACTGCGCTGTCGCTATGCCAGAACCAGTGGCGACACCGTTTGCAGTCCCAATCGACATGGCATTAGCATTGGCCGTGCCGAGGCCTGCGGCCACTGCTTGTGATCCAGCCGGAGCCTGACCAACGGCCGTGCCCAAACCAGTCGCGCTGCCAACACCACTCTTAAATGCAACAGAGGACGCCGTGGCCGTGCCCGTGCCAGTGGCCCCGCCCACGCCAATACCAGTCCCAACGCCAACAGCCGAGGCAATTCCGGCGCCAGTAGCACTGGCCACCCTAGAATTGATTGCTATCGAAGTCGCGTTTGCCGCTCCGGCTCCGGTCGCAGAGCCAGTCGTCGCTCCATTGTCAGACAGTCCAACGGCGGCTCCAGTACCCGCCGCGCTCATCGTTGAGGCTGCGGTAGATCGACCGACACCACTAGCAGCGCCTGCGCCAGTCGCGCTTGCAGTCGAGGCGTCCGTAGAAGTATCGGTGGCGGTGGCCGTACCAGTGCCAGTAGCACTTCCAGATGATGCGTTTATCGCGATTGCTGTAGCGTTCGCCACGCCCGCACCAGTGGCACTTCCGACCATAGTGCCAAACGATTGAGATAGTCCAGTTGCCGTGCCCGCGCCACTCGCAGAGGCCGTGACAGCGTTGAAACTCGACCCCGTAGCTGTTGCAGTTCCGGTGCCCGCGGCAGCACCAGCACCCTGGAAAGTTATCTCACTAGGGGCATTTGCAGTTCCGGCACCAGTGCTTGAGCCGGTAGCAGAACTTATCGGAACCCCGACCGCAGTTGCAGCGCCTGCGCCAGTCGCACTCGCCGTACCCGAAGTTATTTGTCCGGCGCTCTTAAGTGGTATTATTGCTGGAATCTTATACCAGAGCGCCCAAGGGTCCTCTGACCAATTTCGTAACTCATTGATATCTAAGAAATCATAACTGAACATCACCGCGGCAATATTGCCGACCATCGCCGATGAAGAAGAGCCTGACAGGTTTCCAACACAAGGAAATCCGTTCGGTGCAGTAGGTGTATTGGTCGAGGTTGTTGCGCCCTCTGTTATCTCTCCAGTTCGCAGATTACGGGCGAGCGTAATAAGCTCGTTCGTAACAGAGTTGAAAGACATCGCTATGAAATAGCGGGCATTGACCTCTAACGGTCCGAGCCCCAGAGCAATTACATAACTTCCATTATTGAAATATCCCCAGTCATTAGCACTGCCGTGCCAGCCTAATCCCTGCCCACCGCTGCCGCCGGTATTAAGGATGACTGTATTGATAGAGCTAGTGGTTTGTGTATCTATCCCAATCAACCCGGCGATAGTGACCAGTGTTGGTGCACTTGTCGGGCCGCCGGTAAACTGTATCCGGTTCGAACTTCCTGTCGAAGTTGCAACTTGAACGCCTGGACCGATAGAAGGAGCATATCCCGAGGTAATTGTACCAGTGACACCACCCTTCTGACCATCCAGAAGGCTTACCATCGTAGTGCCGTCGCTCAGACAAACAGCAGCAAACTCTATGTTTCTGGCAGCGCGGTGGGCAAAGTTGAGCCCTGCTGGAGCCCCCGACGGATAAAACAGCCTTTTTCGTTCCGGCCGGATCAGCACGGATCAACCATTCAGATTGAAGTTGCAGGGTTTGATCTTGACCGTATTACCGGAGGCGTTGAGAGCAACGCCAGTTTGATTGTCAAGCTTGACTCTAAACAGTGACGGCGGTAAAAGAATGTTTCGTATCACTACTCTTTGCCCTGTCGCCGCTGTAGTACCAATAGGAACCGCGCCAAGCATCTGTGTTGCAGTGAGCCGAAGATCGGCGTCGGATTGCGCTGGGAAATTGGTCCCGTCCACACTCTCAAGAAAATAAAGTCCAATATAGGCTCCAGAAGTCGGCGACAGCGATCCGAGAACAATCTCGAAATCAGCATAGAGATCGAGGTTGGTTTGGTTAGCAATATCAGAAGAGGCTGTAGAGTTCATTGCCCCGTTGGCAAGAGAATTTAATTGTGTTGAAAGAATTGTTGTAAGTGTACCTGGAGTGTTCCATTTGGCTATACTAGCCATTTCAGCCTCCTGTCACAGTAGTCCAAATAGTCCCATCCCAGGTCGTTCCGTAGTGTATCCACGGATTAAAATTACTTATGTAACTCTGATAGTCATTCCATCGTTGCACCAGGAAATTCTCGATTTGTGGAAGTGTGGTTCCAGGCGGGGGCCTCATAGTTCCACGTTGCTCTACTACCGATCCATCTTGCAGTGCCTGATTGTCAGCGGCTGTTGCATCAAGCCACTGTGAAACAAATAGCGGTATATCCGTTGGAACAGCTACCATCGCTGCATAATAGCGCTGGCGTTCAAGAGGAACATCAGCCCACAACAGATAATGATAGCTCGTAGGATCATCTTTCGGCTGTTCAAGTAAGATCACTCGCATTCTTGGCATCTTACTCTCTCCACCCTGACACACTCCGCTCGAACAACCGTTTCCAGAACTCTGTTCGTCGCCGGAGCATATCCCTTTTAATGCGTTCAGGTTCCCGCGCCCGATCACTCGAGTAGTGATCCATCACAACCTCATTCATTGCATCTCGAACCAGCCCACCGAGCTGGCGCTTTTCCTCGCTCGTCGATCCTGTTGCAAGCACGGCAACGCCAACAGCGTCCACTATCCGCGGATACATGCGCTCGGCCTTGGGCCGCAGATCATCTGGAAGTCCACTCGGGAGGGCGCGTTCACAGAGCCACGCGTGAGAATACGCCCTATACCGAAACGGAATAGACTCCGCCACCGTCCGAGCGTAGTGGATTGACCCCTCTACCTCCGCGTCTGTTCCGGGCGCCGGAAACTGCGGAAAAACGGTGGCCGTCAGCTTTCGCATCAGTCCCACATCAACGTCAATGAGACACTGCCTCATCGCGGTGTTGTAGTCGGTAAGGGTCATCGCCCGGCCGCTCAGTCGAGAGTAATTGTGCTCGCGGTTGTAAGTCGCGGCGTCACACCGCTGCCGGTCACAATACTTGGACTTACCGTGCCCGACCATAAGATAGGTTGTGCCCCGGTCGGTGGAGTGGCATTGGATTTGGAGGTAGCAAAGAACGTCACCGTTCCCGAGCCTCCGGTGCCAGCCGGAAAGTCAATGTTGGCCACAGGACTTATCGAGCCGGTGGTCTCTGTCCATCCGCCAGTGGTCCGAGCCACATTTACCCTCGTGTAGGAGGTGTACGTGGCCTCGCTTGTTGAGGCATCGCCAGCCTCGCCCGGATCGCCGGTATGGAGAGACACTCCTACGTTGGTCTGTGGGGTGGTCGCGGCGTTGTCTGCGTAGTTAGCCCAGGCTGTCGCGTTGAAGATGAGCTTCAGGACCGCGCTCTCGGTTGCGTTAGCTATGGTCATTAGATCCTCCTCAGTAGGATACCCAATCTCCAGGTCTCGGCACGGACCTTCTCACGTAGCCCGACTCTATCGTGGGCAGCGCTAGCGTAGGCGTCGGTGAGAAGGGCCGCGACATGCAGGCATACCGCCACTCGTCAGCGGCATGATCCTCTGACTCAGTATTCACATCCTCGGGCCGCGCCGGATCGTGCTGGAGGGCTGGGATCGTCCTTATACTGGCCGCGCAGTCCGCGAAACAGTAGATCATCGGTCGGCCGTTCTGACCGACGAGACGAGCCCGCATCTGGTCCCAGCCCCCCATTGAGCCGCGCTGCGGGACGCGGGAGTTATCCGCGGCGTGGAAGGGGCGAAGTCGCGCCGCGAGAAGGATCTTGTTGATGCGCTCCGCGATAGAGGGACCACTATCCACCTTAAAACAGCCGGGATCGAGCACCCCGTAGCGCATAACCTCGGGAGGCGCGCCTTTGACGTTCTCTCGCTGGACGATACCCTGAGCCACCTGCTCAGCGGTCATTTTCAGTCCACTATCAATCCCCGCCGCTCCGTACCACTCCCGATATCGCACGAGTGCCCCCCGTGGAATGATCTTAGTATCGCCGTTTCGCCGTTCAATGCTGTAATCGTCGGGGACTATCGCCCACCAGCCCACCGAAAATGGCTTTGCCGAGCCCCAATCCATCGAGCGGAACCGCGCCCACCCTCTCGGTACCGTAAAAGCCTCCGAAACGTGCAAATCGTAGCGCCAGCAATCGAAAAAAGCGCCCTCAATGACCGTCCAGTCCCCCTCGAGCCACGCTCTGACCATCGCGTCGCTGGCAAGGCCCCTGAGTCGATCTCGATAGGTTGGATCGGCGTTGAGAAGTATCAGATTGTCGTGTAGCCGTGCAGGAATAAACATCCGCTTGGCTTTTGTAGTCGGATCGACGATTGGAGTGTAGCCCCCGGGCGCGGGAGACACGAAATAGGCCTTGACCCAGTGGTGTCCAACGCCCCCCGGATTAGCGGCAGAGCGAATTCGCTTAGTCGGAACGTCGTGGGCGCTGCGCAAGCGGGCTCGGAGAAAGCGATACCCATAATCTGTTGGCCATTGGGTGAGTTCGTCCCATCCGATCCAGGTATATTGGTGCCCCTGATAACGAGTGGCATCGTTGTCGCGCTCTATATAACGCATTCGCAGGCTGGCCCCGTTAGGCCAGGTCCACGTTTTGGCCTGCTCGTGCCAAACCGCCCCCGAAGCGGGATAGATTTCTCGTGATCTGCGGAGCAGATCCTCGAGTTCGTTGTAGGTCCGCCGGAAAAGCACTCCCTGCCACGCCCGCGCGTAGGTTGGGACATCCTGGAGAAAGTCCCCGAGCAGAAAGTCACTCTTGCCGCCGCCCGCCGCCCCTCCGTAAAACAACTCATCGCACCAGTCGGCCATGATGGCCTCGGTCTGGGGACCGGGCTGGGGACTCCAGGCCGCCGTGGCCGATCTTGTGGTGGGGCGTAGAGTCTTGGTCACTAGCAACCCTTGCCACCCTTACCTGGTTTTGGTCGTGGCTTTGACTTTGCCATGATACTCTCCCATTGTAGTGGATTAGTTGAGCTTCTTGACTTCTTTTGGTGAAAGTTCGATCGTGCGGCGGCGCTCCCAATCCTCGAAAGTTTCGCGCGGCGGCCGATCTATGAAGTTGCGGGTCTCCGTTATGCGGACCTCGGAGCCCGGCCCGTGTCCAGTGCGATCGGCGAACGCCTTAACTACGTCCAGAAGGAGGGGGATCGAGAATGCCGTTGGATCGTTGTGTAGGCGCTCGTGAAGGATTTCTATGGCATCGAGGGAGATGTCGGCCATCCGCTCGGCGAGATCGGCAAAGATGGCCTTGGCCTCGGCCTTATAATCAGCCACGAGCGCCTGAAATGCGGGGTCGGCTTTCAGCACGGCGATCCGCGACACGGAATAGCCCGTCACGAGACCGGCCTGAGCGTCCCGCATTCCCGTGGCGAGACACCTCGCCAGCGAGTGGTGTGAACTGTGGATGCGTTGGAGTGCTGGCGGTTTCACGCCGCGAGGCTGTGACAGCGCGATAAGATCACCCTTATCCAAATCGCGGGTGTACTCTACGAAATCCGCGCGGCGCAGTGCCCCCCGAAGTCGCAGGTCGTCGGGGGAACCGAGATCCAACTCGTCGAGGAGATCGGTGTCGCTCTCAGCCATGTCGCGCCTCTGGTCGGTGTCGCGCCTCTGAGTATGTGTCCTCGGTCGTTTCGGCGGGGCTCCGCCCCCACGCGAGCACCTTAGCATAGCGGGGGAGCGCTGTCAAGCGAAAACCCACCGAGGCGGCGAAGCCGCGCCGGGACGAGGCAGCTCAGGGGCTTTGCCCCGTGGCGGAGCCACAGTGGGTATGGCTGTTAGATGGTAAAAAACTGGCAGTGAGTATGGCTGTATCATTTGCTGAAACTGGCGGGGTTGATGCGCCCCTGCCAGAAAATTTCTTTTT